ATATCATGGGATTCGCAACTCACCTAGGCCCTTGGCTGCTCGGCACTGTTAAAAACACAACCGGCACCACTGCGGGCACTATCCGCAATATGGGCGCAACGATTGTTTCTCAGTCGTACACCGCAGCCACAGCAACTATTTTGGCATCCCCCACAGCAGTGCAGATGTTTGTTTTGCCTGCTGGCGCACAAATTATGCGTTTTGACATTTATGTGATTACTGCTTTAACTGGTGCTAGTAACTGCGGCGTCACGATTGGAACATCTGGAACATCTAACTTCTACCTAACATCTGTTAACAGCGGAACTTCTGCGGTTCAAGTATCTCCTGCAACTATTGCAGCGGCTACACAAGCCGCTAAAACAAACAATGTTGGCACAACAGACGCAATCATCTACGGTACATTTACAGCAGCCACTGCCGATGCAACTGCCGGTTCAATCGTTGTGTCGGTCACATACACTGTGCGCGATAGCGACGGTTCGGCTAACCCAACCAGCACTCAAGCTTAATTGATCTCAGGGGCTTCGGCCCCTGCTTTATAGGAGATTGATTATGATGCAAACCGACGTTAAATCAGGCGCAGCGGCGGCTAATGCGACCACCACTATTTTTGCTGGCCCAGCCCGCATTAAGGGTGTGTCTATTAGCTACTCGACAGGAGCAACCGTGGTACTAAATGACGGAACAAGCGGCACAGCTATGTTTTCTTTTACTGCGCCAGCGGCTGCGGGTTCTATCTACATGGTATTTCCCGGCGAAGGCATTAAATGCAGTACTAACATCTCCGCAGTGGTGTCAGCAACTACAACGGCAGTAGTGTTTTATGGCTAAGTCAGCAGCATGGACACGCAAAGAAGGCAAGAACCCCAATGGCGGCCTGAACGCCAAGGGGCGGGCCTCAGCCAAAAAGCAAGGGATGAATTTAAAACCTCCCCAGCCGGAAGGCGGCAGCAGGCGCGACTCCTTTTGCGCAAGGATGACTGGGATGAAGAAAAAACTTACCAGCGAGAAGACGGCCAAAGACCCGAATTCCCGTATAAACAAGAGCCTTCGGGCTTGGAACTGCTGAGGTAGGATATGACTGAACACCAAGAAGCCATGAAAAACGCCCTCGATATTTTGGCAATATTTTCAACCATCGGTTCATTTTTGGAAGTGATTTCACCTGTGTTTGGACTTATTGGCGCGATTGTCGGCGTGATGCGCATCGTTGAGATGGCAACAGGCAAATCCTTTTCCGAAGTCATTGGGCGAAAGAAGGCCGACGATGCCGAGTAGCAGCGCAAAACAGCATAGGTTCATGGAAGCGATAGCTCACTCGCCATCGTTTGCCAAGAAAGTAGGAGTCCCACAGTCCGTGGGCAAAGATTTTTCAACTGCGGACAAGGGCCGCAAATTCTCTAAAGGTGGTGATACTATGGCTACAAAGAAAATGAACCCGTTTGCTAAGTTCGAAAAGTCCAGCAAAGACAAAATGATGGACAAGAAGGCGATGGGCATGAAAAAAGGCGGCATGGCTTCTGGCGGTTCCGCCTCCAGCCGCGCTGACGGTGTTGCTACAAAAGGCAAGACCAAAGGCACGTTTGTGAAGATGAACAAGGGCGGCATGTCCTGCTAAGGATTTATCATGGCTACAAAACTGGCAGACGACGAGACGTACTTGAAGAAGTACGATAACTTGTCGCGGGGCAAAAAACAAGAGTTAGATTTGGCTAAACGCGCACGTCTAAAAGACGCGCAGGCAGAAGCCGAAGCAGGCGACTCTGCTTTTCAACGCGGTAAAGATGTAGCGGGGCGCGTCATTCGCTCTCTTGCGGGCTCCCCCAGCGCAAAACGGCAGCAGGATGAAGCGGATGCTTTGACTGCTAAACGCGAATCTGAGCGCCAGCGTCGTTTGCAAGAAGCCCAAGATTCCGCCAATTACAAAGAACGTGACCAGTCACTCTATGGGAGTGACACTTCGGGCAAAATCAAAGACAATATGCTTGGTATGAAAAAAGGCGGCAAAGTATCCAGTGCTTCCAGTCGTGCCGATGGTATTGCCCAACGGGGTAAAACCCGTGGAAAGATGTGCTAGATTATGATGGCCAGCCGGGGTATGGGCGATATTTCCCCGTCCAAAATGCCAAAGGGCAAGAAGACTGCCCGGCGGGACGACACCGACTTCACGCAGTATGCTGGGGGCGGTAAGGTGAATGCTGCGGGCAATTACACAAAGCCCAGTCTTCGCAAGAAGATTGTGTCCCAAGTAAAAGCCGCGGCTACCCAAGGCACGGGCGCAGGTCAATGGTCAGCACGTAAAGCACAGCTTGTAGCCAAGAAGTACAAAGCTTCTGGCGGGGGGTACAGAGATTGAAAGCTCCGCAGCAATCGCTTAAAGATTGGGGTGACCAGAAATGGCGCACTAAATCTGGCAAACCGTCTAGTAAGACGGGGGAGCGATATCTGCCGGAAAAAGCCATAAAATCTTTGAGCCCCGCTGAGTACGCAGCTACTACCAAAGCCAAACGGGCAGGTAAAGCAGCAGGAAAACAGTTTGTGGCACAGCCTAAGACAATTGCAAAGAAAACAGCAGGGTTTAGATAATGGCTACTTCTGGAGCAGCAGCGTTTAACCTAGACCTCACCGAACTGGTGGAGGAGGCTTTCGAACGCGCTGGTTCGGAGATGCGCACGGGCTACGACCTGCGCACTGCTCGCCGGTCTTTGAACCTCCTGTTTGCCGATTGGGCAAATCGCGGCATCAACATGTGGACGTTTGAGCAAGGCACCATTAACTTGGTTCCGGGGCAAAACAACTACCCGCTGCCGTCCGACACAGTAGATTTGCTGGAGCACGTTATCCGTACGGGCGCAGGCAGTTCCTCCACACAGTCTGACCTGACCATCACGCGCATTAGCGTCTCCACCTACGCTACGATCCCCAACAAGCTCCAGCAAGCCCGGCCAATTCAGGTCTGGATTCAGCGTTTGAACGGCCAGACTTCGGCTATAGGCACAACGCTGACCGCCACGATCACTTCGACGGACACAACGCTTGTGGTCGCCTCCGCCGTGGGGCTCCCCGCTACTGGGTTCATCCTGATCGGGACTGAAACCATTGGGTATGGGTACATATCAGGGAATACCCTATATAACTGCACCCGTGGCCAGAACAACACAACCGCTGCCGCCCACACCGCTGGTGACAGCGTGTACGTACAGAATCTCCCGTCTATCACCGTCTGGCCAACGCCGGACAACTCTACGACTTACCAATTTGTCTACTGGCGCATGCGCCGCATCGACGACGCTGGCGGCGGTGTGAATACTATGGACGTGCCGTTCCGTTTCCTGCCTTGCATGGTTGCCGGGTTGGCGTACTATTTGGCGCTAAAGGTTCCCAACGGAGCCCAACGGCTGGAGATTCTTAAAGCTCAGTATGACGAGGCTTGGCAATTGGCGGCAGACGAAGACCGCGAGAAAGCAGCCGATAGGTTTGTGCCACGCCAGTATTTCATAGGAAGCGGTACGTGAGATGGGCAATAGGTTCTCATCTGGCAAGAATAGTATCGCCATGTGCGATAGGTGCGGTGCTCGGTTCAAATTAACTGAGCTACGCAAAGAAGTAAAGAAGACAAAGACGAACAATTTGCTGGTGTGCGGCTCTTGCTGGGATCCTGACCAGCCGCAGTTGCAGTTAGGCATGTACCCAGTGGATGACCCGCAAGCTGTACGCAACCCACGTAATGACACCACGTACGTGACGGCAGGCGTTAATAGCGCCGGAAGCCTTACAGGCGGGTCAAGGGATGTTCAGTGGGGGTGGGCACCGGTAGGCGGGGCCAGTTCTTTTGATGCAGTTCTTACGCCAAACTACTTGGTAGGAACGACAAGTGTTGGTACAGTTAGCATATCGGTTACATAGGAGTTAATCATGGACAAGAAACAAGTAAAGCAAATCGCGGACACCGAGGCCAAGAAAATGGTCAAGGGCCACGAAGGCCGCATGCACGCCAAAGGCATGAAAAAAGGCGGCCCAACCAGCGAAGACCGTATGCGCGTAGGTCGCAACCTGTCTCGCGCAGCTAACCAGAAAACGGGGTAATACCATGGCATACAGTATGAAAAGAGACGGCAAGGAAGTTGGCCCTGCCAGCGTTTACGCACCCCCACACACAATGGATGGCAAAGCCATGAAGATTTCCGATAACCCCGGCAAATCGCCCAACCGCAGCACGTTGGACACGCTGGATATCAGCGTTGGTGGTATCAGTAAATCTGCCGGTAATGAGACCGTTAAAACCAGCGGCATCAAAATGCGCGGCACTGGCTGCGCAACTAAAGGCGTGATGTCGAGAGGCCCAATGGCATGAACTACGCTGCACTTGTAGTTGCGATTTCCGATTACACGGAGAACACCTTTCAAACGGTGGATGTAAACCTGTTCATTACACAGGCAGAGCAGCGCATCTACAACTCAGTGCAGTTCCCCTCGTTGCGTAAAAACGTGACGGGGGTTTTGTCTTCCAGCAACAAGTATCTTTCCTGCCCCGGCGACTTTCTTTCGCCTTACTCGTTGGCTATTTACCCAGCATCCGGCACAGGGGATTACATTTATTTGCTGAATAAAGACGTGAATTTTATGCGGGAGGCATACCCCAACCCCGCTACTACAGGCACGCCAAAGTATTACGCATTGTTTGGCCCAACTGTTTCCGGTAGTGTTATTACTAATGAATTGACTTTTATTCTTGGCCCAACGCCGGATGCCAACTACAACGTTGAACTGCACTATTACTACTACCCCGAGTCCATTACGGTGGCTTCCAGCGGACAAACGTGGCTGGGCGACAACTTTGATTCCGTACTGCTGTACGCTTCTTTGGTTGAGGCTTACACCTACATGAAGGGTGAGCAGGACATGATGGCGTTGTACAACCAGAAGTTCATGGAAGCCCTTGCACTTGCCAAGCGTCTGGGTGATGGTCTTGAGCGTCAGGACGCATACCGCAGCGGCCAGTTTAGACAGGCGGTCACATGAGCATAGTCCAGACCCAGACCACCAGCTTCAAAAAGGAGTTGTATCAAGGTATTCATGATTTATCTACGGATACGATCTACATCGCCTTGTATACGGCTGCCGCTGATTTGAACGCCGCGACTACGGTCTACTCAAGCACCAACGAAGTGGTGGCTACTGGCTATACGGCTGGCGGGCAGATCATGACTGGGGTCGCCATTAACACGGACGGCTATACGGCCTACGTCAACTGGAACAACGTGTCTTGGACTTCGGCCTTGACTGCTCGGTGCGCATTGATGTACAACGTAACCCAAGGTAATAAATCTATCGCCGTGTTGGATTTTGGGTCTGACAAGACTTCAACCACCACATTTACAATTACAATGCCGTCAAACACTTCCACGACTGCATTGATCCGCTCGTCCAACTAAGGAGTCTTTATGTCCCACGATAAAATCATTGCGACTGACAAAGCCGAAGCAGTCACCAAGTACAACACCATGCCTGAGGACTCTATGTCTATCCACGGTACTTACCACGCTGTCTGCTATGACGCTGCTGGTAATATCAAATGGGAAGACAACATTGAGAACCTTGTCACCACTGTTGGTAAGAACTTTACGCTGGATACCACGCTGGGCAACACCGCTGGCGGTGCAGTCGTTATGGGCCTCAAAGGAACCGGCACGGCGGTGGTTGCTGATACACAAGCGTCTCACGCAAGCTGGCTGGAAGTTGGTCTGGCAAATGCCCCCACTTATTCTGGTAACCGTCCAACCCCTACATTTAGCGCAGCATCGTCTGGCAGCAAAGCAACTTCTTCGGCAGTATCGTTCTCCATGACCAGCACTGGGACTGTGGCTGGCTGTTTCATCAACATCGGCGGCAGCGCTACCAAGGACAACACAACTGGGACACTGTTCTCCGCAGGGGACTTTTCCAGCTCCAAGTCTGTAGTTAGCGGTGACTCTATCGCGGTAACCTACACGGCTACTCTGACGTAATATGGCTGTCGGTTGGGGGTCAGATACATGGGGCGCAAATAATTGGGGTGGGGGTGTTCCCTACTCCGATAGCGTTACCGACTCCATTGCAATTGCGGATTCCCAAACTGGCGGTTTAGTAATAAACGTTAGTATTACCGAGTTCTTAACCCCCGCTACCTCGTGGGGAGATAGTACTTGGGGTAGTTCTGTTTGGGGGGGAACAATCCCCATGTTTGACACGCAAACAGCGGTATTAACCATAAATACTAGTATTACAGAGACCGCAGCAATATCAACCACGGAGGCAGTAGCGGCTACGTTTGCTCAATCAATAACAGAAACAGCAGCGCTTACGGATTCCAACACGGCAACAACGTCCTACACGACCACGGTAACCGAGACCGCTGTAACATCTACCACGGAAATAGCAAATGCTACTTACCAAGTCTCCCTGACAGAGACAAACCCGATCACGACTACGCAAGAAGCGTTAGCTAGCTTTGTAACCAGCATCACCGAGTCCGCAGCAATAGCACAAACCCAAGTTGCTACGCTGATAATGACTATCCAAGAGTCAATGGCAATCGCGGACAGCATGACGGCAGGCACGTATTATGGGCTAAATATTACAGAAACTGCGGCTATTGCGGATGTTTTGCAAGCAGTTACCGCGTATCATGTCGATAGGTCTGAGTCGATGGGAGTTATTACTTCTACCGAATCTGGGCGGTTGCTTTGGGAATTAATTGACGATAGTCAAACAGTAACTTGGACTCTCGTTTCAACTATTTAGGAGTTTTATATGTCAGTTACACCTTCAACTTTATTAAGCTTGCCAGTTATTGGTACCGGTACTGAACCCGGTACATGGGGCAACTATGTAAACAATGGCCTTACGTCCTACTTGGACAACGTAATTGCGGGGACTGTAACGCTGACCAACGATGGCGCAGTTACGCTTGCCAATACTGTGGGCGATAACGCCGGGACAAACATTGTTTCTAGCCTGACTGGCGCAGGGTCTGTATCCGCGCAGTTTTCGGTAATAAACGTCACAGGTACTTTAACCACGGCTAAAGTTCTTACGGCCCCATCGTCTAGTAGACAGTACGTTGTAGTTAATTCTGCAACTGGTGGCTCTGTAACCATCAAAGCATCTGGGCAGTCCGGCGTGTCCGTTGCAGTAGGCGAAACCGCCACTGTGTACTACAACGGCACTGACTATGTTAAAAGTTCAACTACCACAGCAGTTATTTCAGGCGGTGCGTTGGGCACCCCATCTAGCGGAACACTTTCCAATACAACAGTTGATGGAACAACCGCCGTTGGGTACTTAAGCATTCCACAAAATAGCCAAAGTGCAGCGTACACAACGGTATTGGCAGATGCGGGGAAGTGTATTTATCACCCAACTACTGACGCTAATGCTCGGACATTCACAATTGCGGCAAACAGTTCTGTGGCTTATCCAATTGGTACTGTTATTCAATTTGTTAACATGACTTCTCAGGTTGTGACTATTGCAATTAACACGGACACAATGTACTTAGCAGGTACTGGGACAACAGGTAGCCGTTCATTGGCAATTTATGGTGTAGCAAATGCCATGAAGATGACTTCAACAACTTGGATTATCACAGGAAGTGGACTAACATGAGTGGAATACTTAGTGCTTTTGTTGGTGGTACTTACAGTACCGCACCTGTTAATACAGTAGCCCCAACCGTTACGGGTACGGCGCAAGTCCGTCAAACCCTTTCCTGTTCTACTGGAACATGGACGGGGATACCTACGCCTACTTACACATACCAATGGCAATATGGCGTTTCAAACACGCCAATTTCTGGCGCAACATCTAGCACTTACGTAGTTGAAACCGCGTATGTCGGGCAAACAATCCGTTGTGTGGTGACGGCTACCAATGTTGTTAGCGCAGTAAGCGCTAATTCAAATTCTACTTCGGCTGTTACAGCAAATGTACCATTAGCCCCGACAATTGGAACGGCAACTGCAACAGGATTAACAACCGCGACAGTAAGCTATACCGCCCCCTCGGACAATGGAGGCGCAACTATTAGTTCATACACCGCAACATCATCTCCCGGCGGTATTACGGGTACGTTGTCAACTTCTGGTTCCGGAACTATTACCGTTAGTGGTTTGACATCTGGTACATCATACACATTTACTGTAAAAGCAACCAATTCTGCCGGTCAAAGTGCCGCTAGTTCCGCAAGTAACTCAATAACAACGCTTTCCGCACCGTCAGCTATATCAGCTTTAATTGTTGCCGGTGGTGGCGGGGCAGCTTCTTCACCGGGCGGGGGTGGTGGTGCTGGCGGATTACTGTATTACGGTTCAGAGACTCCTAAAACCCCTAATGGTTCCGCTATATCTGTTTCAGCGGGTTCTAGTTACACAGTAACGGTTGGCGCAGGTGGGGTGGGGAGTAACACTGGATCTAGCAGTCAATTTCATAGCTATACCGCATCTGCGGGCGGACGTGGTTCATCAGGTTCAGGAGGTTCTGGTGGTGGAGGCGGCTACTATAATCAGTCAGGTGGTGGACCTGGTATTTCGGGACAAGGGAACAACGGTGGGACAACCACTAATAACTCCCAAGGTGCTTATCCATCTAGCGGAGGGGGTGGCGCAGGTGCAATAGGTGGAGCAGGCGCAGATGTTAATTCTGGTGATGGGGGCGCAGGCCTAACATATTCAATAGCTGGCTCAGCTACTTATGCTGGCGGTGGAGGCGGCGGCGGTGCATTTAATGGCCCCGGCTCCGCAGGCGGTTCGGGCGGTTCGGGCGGAGGTGGCAATGGGGCAGATCCAAACGCAACCCGCATGGGAACTAATGGCTCAGCAAACACAGGTGGTGGAGGCGGCGGTGTTGGAAACGGCGGATATACTGATGATACCAATGGTGGTTCTGGCGTAGTTATTCTTGCTTATCCATCATCATATGTAGACTTGACGTCTATTAGTGGGGGTTTAACCTATACTAAATTTACTTCTGGCGGAAATACTGTTTATAAATTTACTGCTGGTACAGGAACAATTACTGTTTAAGGAATAAACATGGCACATTACGCATTTTTAAATTCAAACAATATTGTTACTGAAGTTATTGTTGGTAAAAATGAGGACGAAGAAGGTATTGATTGGGAGCAGTACTACGGCGAGTTTCGTAATCAAGTTTGCAAACGTACAAGTTATAACGGAAATATTCGTAAAAATTATGCAGGGATTGGGTACACATACGACCCAACACGTGATGCATTTATTGCACCAAAACCTTTTAATTCTTGGGTTTTAAACGAAGAAACTTGCAGATGGCATGCCCCTACACCAATGCCATCAGATAGGAAAATGTACCATTGGCATGAACCGACAGTATCTTGGGTTGAGATAACCGATGCTTAATTTACAGTTACGCTAAAAAATATTGAAAATATATGTGCGCCAGATAAGCAGTGGGGACTGGAACGTGGTGTGCCAACGCGTGATGACTATTGACCAAGAAACTTTAACGGTGGTAATTAACCCAGCGTAACAGGTGGCCTATGCTCGACCCAATTACCGCTTTCGCCACAGCCCAAGCGGCGGTAAAAGGCGTCCAAGCTGCCATTAAATTAGGCAAGGACATCCATGCCATAACAGGCGAGGCGATGAAGTTTTTCGAGGCGAAGGATGTGGTGCAGAAAGCCGCATCCCAGCCCAAGGGTACATTTGCCAAATCAGATACGGCGCAGGCGTTTGAGATCGTCATGCAGGCCAAGAAGTTGGATGACGCTGAGAAAGAATTGAATCAGTGGCTGGTGCTTAATGGTCATGCGGATGTTTGGCAGCAGCTACTGATTGAGCGTAACAACATAATCCAGAAGCGCAAGGCGCAGGAAATCTTGGACGAGAAGAATGCAGCGGCTAAGAAGAAGGAGTTGGACGAGTTCATCAATTGGCTTCTTGGCGGCGGCATCGTCGTCATGGTGCTTGGGTTCATTGTCTGGTGGCTGACAATTTTGATGGGGAAATAGATGAGCGAGGAAAAGATTCAGAATATGGAAGCCAAAGGGCAACTGATTGAGAAGATCACGTTTGCTTTACTACCGCTGCTGTTCTCATGCGTGGTTTACTTGATGTCGGCCTTGTCAAATTTGGCCCATGAAGTCACCATCTTAAACAGTAAGATCAGTTTGGTCGTTACCAGCGACAACAAGCAGGCAAGTAACACTGGGGCTGAGCTTGCTCGGGAAAAATTGCGCCAAGACTTGGAAAAGGAAATCCAACGCAACCGTGACCAGATTGCGGAGAACCGAATGCACATTGCAATCCTTGAAGAAAAGACCCCAGTAAACAACAAAATCAAATCCCTGACCGGGAAGGACTAACCCATGCTTACCATCCTCTCAACCCTTATTTCATTCCTCATGGGCGGCTTGCCCAAGCTGCTGGACTTTTTCCAAGACCGGCAGGATAAACGCCATGAGCTGGACTTGGCCCGGATGCAGATCGAGCGGGAGCTGGAGCTACGTAAGGCCGGGTTTGAAGCGCAGGAGCGGATTGAGCAAATACACAGCGCCCAACTTGAGATGGAAACCACTGCCAAGGGCAATGAGAACCTCGTAAACGCCCAAGTCGCTGAGATGAACGCCATCTACCAGCACGATGAGTCGCTCAATGAGGGAACCAGCCAGTGGATGAAGAACCTACGCGCAGGTGTCCGCAGCTTTATTACCCTTGGCTTCTTTGGTTTGCTTGTATTCGTGGACATCGGCCTGTTCATCTACGGCTACAACAACGGCGTTCAGTTCCCTGTCTTGGCTGAAAAGCTGTGGGACTCCAACACCCAAGCGTTGTTCGCTTCGATTATTGCGTTTCACTTTGGCGGCAGAGCGTTCGGCAAATGAAAGTCTCGGACAAAGCGCTGGGGGTAATTAAGCACCATGAAGGTGTGCGCCAGCGCGCATACCGGTGCCCCGCTCGCCTTTGGACTATTGGCGTAGGCCATGTGCTTTACCCTGAGCAGGGTAAGCTAAAACTTGAGCAACGGGATGCGTTCCCCCTGCGCCCAGAGGATGATAGGGTTTTCCCTATGGAGGAAGTAGATGCAATACTTGCAGCAGATTTGGCTAGATTTGAGCGCGGGGTCGAGCAGTTCTGTCCTGTCAGCCTTACACAGGGT